CGATGCGCCTGGCCATCTCGTCAGGGATCTTGGCATCTGGCCACTGGCGCTGGATGCTCTCACCCTTCATGCGCATGCGCCGGTAGACGTTGTCCACCTGCCCATTGGCACCCTCCTCGTAGCTCACTAGGAAGAGCGGCACGGGGATGAAGTTGAGCGGGGAGACATCGTCACCAGGCTGCACCATCATGGCTGCGGTGCCCACAGCCAGGTCGAGCAAGAACTCGCCCATGGCAATGTCCAGGTTGGACTGCCGCAGCACAGCAAACATCTTCTCGTTGTACAGGTCGAGGATCTGCTGGGCCTGGCTCCTGCGCTCCATAGGAATGTCAACGCCGGGATCCAGGCGGCACCATTTGCGCTGTGGTGGAAATACCACAGACTGCAATCTGTTTGCAAACCGTTGGGTGCTGTTGATTGCTGTACTGTCAAAGACCCGCTGCATCTTCTTGGAGCCAACGGCACCACCTTCCCACACGCCATAGAGCTGGCGCTGGGGCAGGGCGAACTCATAGGCATCCTGGTAGAGCTGCTGGAACTCGTCCTTCTTGGTTTGCGCCATTTGCTGGCGCTTCAAGATTTGTTCGGGGGTCAGGCGCATGCCGCCTGGTGCTTCAGTCGTCGCCATTTTCTTCTTCCTTTTTGTCAGTGATGGGGCCACCGACCAACCATGCGTCACAGGTGCGCGTGTCGGCGCACTTGAAGTGCAGCAGCTCGCAGTAACCAAGGCCAGCAGATTCGATCACGTCTTCATCGTACCCAGCCTCTTGTCGTGGATCCTTGGCCTCGATGCCAGCCTTGATGCACTCCAGCATCTGGCTGGTCTGAATGAATGCCGAGCAGTTACCGCAGCGCATGCCCATGGCCTCCATCACGCTGGTGTTGAGCATGGTGGCCTTCTTCAGCCAAAAGCCGCGATTGTTCTTTGTGTCGTTCGGGTTGGCCGGGCCGTAGCCGTAGTGCTCAAAGGCAAAGTTGCGAGCCTTGAGGTTTGCTGCCAAGTCGCGTGTTGCAATAGGGCAGGCATAAACCTCCTCTTCAACCTCAACGTCATTGATCATGCTGCGGCGGGTCGCCATCATTTGCCCTTCTTGAGCTTGTCGGCTTCGCTCATTGCGATGGCCACGGCTTGCTTCTGGTTGGTGACCTTGTCGCCACTTGAGCTATTGAGCTTGCCAGCCTTGTACTCGCGCATGACCTTGGCCACCTTTTGCTGCATCTTGTCTTTCATTTCCATCATCCAACTCCCAGTGTTTGTGTTGATCCCAGCGTGCCGCCTCCACCCATGTTGCCGCTATAGCCAAGCGTTTGTGGGCCACCATTTGGCGCGGCACCCATGAGTAGCGGCCTGGCCGTTGCTGATCTGGCGGCGAGTTTGCGGCCAGCTTCACGTTCAGCCCCTTCGCGCTGCACACCTTCAAACTCGGTGCGTGCTTTTTCTTTGACCAGGGCTGCCTGCTGTTCAGCCGCGACACGTTGCTGCTCAAGTACTGCCTGCTCGGCCTTCAATCTCAATGCTTCAGCAGCGGCCTCTTCCTGCAACTTCTTTTGTTGCGCATCGTATTCAGCGGCCTGCCTGGTGATGACATCACGCTCTTTTTGAGCTATTGCTTCAATCTCAGCCTGCGCCTTGGTGAATGCTTCTTGATCAGCCAGTCGCTGTGCTTCCACTTGTGCCGCATACGTCCTTTGCTCATTCTCAAAGGCAATGCGCTCTTGCTCTGCTAGCGCTTTTTGCTGGTCAATGTATCGTTGCGTTTCAGCATCCAGCGCCTTCTCTTCAAGATTCAATGCTTCTGTGGATATGGCACCTCCAGAAGAAATGAGGTTTTTGTTTTCATCGTAGAGATTTATGAACTCTGGAAGGCCGGTAGTTGGATTTGGCTGGCCAGAGCCACCCATCGCCTTTAAAGCGGCAGCCTCTTTGGGGTTGATGTGAGCAAGGATGGTGTCGCCACCACGCCCATGCTTGCGCAATAGCTCAACCGCCTTTTTTATTGCGCGCTTGTCTGCCATATCAGTACCCACGCAGGGATGTGATTTGCTGGTCTTCCACGCCCATGCCAGCGAGGCCTGTTTCTGGTGTCAGCCTGGTCTCGGACAGCAGAGCTCGGCGGCCACTACGGCGGCGAGCTGTCATCTGAGATGACTCTCGCTGGGCGATCTTGCGACGCTCGGCTTCCAGCGCTGCAGCCTGGTCGGTTGCTGCTTTTTCCATCGAGGTCTTTTGCTCTTGATACTGCTTTTGCTGTTCGGCAAGCTGAGCCTTGGCAGCTTCTGCAGCTTGGTATTGTTGGGCGGTCATGTTCTCCATGAGCTTCTTTTGCTCATCGGCAGTCAACTGGGTTTGCTGGAGCCTGGTAGCAGCATCGGTCTTTTGTTGCTCCAAAGCAGAGGCCTGCAGCTCGCGGTTCTTCTGTGACTCAGTGGCAGACTGCTCCCGCGCCAGACGCGCAGCCTCAATGGCTGCTTCGCGTGACTTCTGGGCTTCAGTGGCTGCGGTTTCACGCGCCAACCGTGCCTGCTCCATAGCTTCTGCTTGCGCTCGCTTGGCTTGGTCGCGAGCTTGAGCGGAGGCTTTTCTGGATTCGCTTACAGAGTAGACAGTCGCAGCAGCAGCAACCAACGGCACCCACCAAACAAACTCAGGCTGGCCAGTTTCCGGGTTGATCTTGTTCTTTTCATGGCCAACCGTGAACTCATCCAGGTTGCCGCCAGAGCTCTTGAACAACTCGGCGATCATCTGCTTGTTCTTGGGGTCAGCCATGATCTGGGCGGGGATGATGACCTCACCCTTTGTCAGGTGGCCAACGGTGTCATCGGTGCCGCGACCCTTTTTGGCCGCTTTGTCCATGCTTTCCTCAAGATCATCGTCCATTGAGTCTTCAATCATCGTGCGCTTGTTGCGTTCTTTCATGGTCACCTCACAGTTGTCATGCAAAGGATTCTATTGGCGTTTGGACATGATGCAATAGGCTGTATATCAGCGGGATATACCCTCATGCAAACACGTCAAAGTCGGTATTGGCGCTGACTTGGCCAGGCGGCCTGGCACCGTAGCTGTTTGTGCGGGTCATGCGGTTGTATTCGCCACCGCCCAGCATCAAGTACCCAAAACTGTCGCCAATGTGTGAGTGTTCGTTCTTGTTTGGCGCATCTCTGAAGCGCTCCTGGCCAGCTCCGACCGCCACCCGCTTGAAGTGGTAGCCGCCGCCCAGGGCTTTGCGCAGCAGCTTGCACTCGCGGCTCACAATCAGGCCTGGCTTGCCGTTGATCAGGCGCTGCATGGGGGCTGCAGAGGCCTCGCGTCGCACCTTGAAGTCGTTGCTGGCCGTTGGCTGGGCCTTGAGCCCCAGGGTTCGCAGAAAATCAAAGGCCGTGACCTCGTAGATCGCGTCCCTGGCCATGCCTGCCGGGTCGCCCCAGATCATGACCTGGTGGTTTGGCCACCTGGAGTTGAGCTCGGCGAGCAATTGCTGGCCAAAACGCTCCAGCCCCATGTCAAAGGTCACGATCTCATGCAATATCTGCCATCTGCCGTTGGGCAAACGCTGGCCAATGGTGGCTGCCGGGGTCAATCCGAAGTCCAGGCCCACCTGGATGGGCACATCTTTGCTCACTTCCACGTCGCCAGACATCGAGCTGTCCTCGTATTCTGGCCAGACGGGCCTGCCTTCTTGCACATAGGTGTACTCGCCACCGGCATAGCAGCGGATCCAGTCCAGGTTCTTGCCCAGCAGCATCTGCTGGTAGTAGCCGCCGGGCAGGTTGTTGACGTTCTCGGCGCGAGGGTTGAGCTTCCACCACTTGCCAGCGCTGTATATGTGGTCTTGGGCCTCGGGCATCTCGGGCAGGTCTTCAACATCCACCGGCACCACGCCACCAGGCTGCTTGAAGAACTTCCAGGCATATGGCCCGGTCATCTTCTCCTTCTCGGCCATCTTGTGCCACCAGTGGTCGTCATCCATGGGGTTGGTGTCCATCCAGATCCCATGCCAGGAGGCACCGCCATCGCGCTTGGTGGGGTAGCGGCCAACCCGGTGGGTCAGCCCGTCGATCACCGCCTTGGGCAGCTCACGCGCCTCATTGACCCAGGCACCCGTGAGCTCCAGCGACAAGAGCTTCCTCACGTCCTTGGGCTGGTCAAGGGCCAGGAAGATGACCTCGCAGTCGATTCCAGCGGCATCCCCACGGGCAGGCAGTCTGATGTGGTGGGTGATGGGGGGTGTCCACAGCATGGGGCCGAAGGTGTTCTCGGGAAACAGATCCAGCCACGTCTTGATGGTGGTGGTCTTGAGCATGGGGTAGCTGTTCCTGACAATCGCCCAGCGCGAGTACTTGATGCCATCAATCGGGCTTGGCTTTTGTTGGACAGCTTTCAGCATAATCTTTGCCGCGCAGCCATAAGACTTGCCCGACCCCACCGGCCCCATCACGCCCTGCACAAAGGCCTTGCTCTGGATGAAGTCGTAGATCACAGGCGACTTGCTGAAGTCCAGGTTCAGCCCGGTAATGGGCACCTCCTTGCCTGATGTCTCTTTGGTTCTGCTCATATAGATCCTTAATTTGTTTCTTGCGCCAGCCCGTCATCACCCGCCTCACACTTCTCACAGCCTGGGTGATCAGGATCCCTGCAGTCAGGGTTGGCCATCAGCCTGGCACGCTGCTGGTTCAAAAAGAGCTGCTCCATGCGCATCTCAATGATGTCCTGGTTGTCAATCATGCTTGCCCTCTTGACTTGATGGCCTGTGCGTTTGACTGCAACAGGCTGCGCATGATTGGGCTATGGCAAGCCATGGCATTGGCATCCAGTATCGCGGCACAAGCCTCACGCTCTTTGGTGGCTACAAAGTTGATTGCTTCAACAATGTCGGTCATTCCCATGCAATACAGTTCTTCACCATGTGTTTCGCCATGCTCGTCACACATGCGGGAAGCAAATCTGTTTGCAATCTCAAGTGCCATTTCCTTATCTGGTGTCATTGTCTGGCTCCACGTCAGTCACGTCTGGCGCCATCACATTGATGCCCAGCACAGATGGCCTGTCCTCGTTGTCAGGGTTGTCCAGCAAGCCAGAAGCCTTGGCCAGCAGCCGCAGCACACCGACCTTGTCATACAGCTCGATCTCCAAGGTGCTGTATGTGTCGCCATCCTTGTCCTTCCTGGTCTGAACCCGGATGTTCTTGATCGCGTGCAGCGCATGCTCGGGGATCTCATGGCTTGCCTTCACCTTGACATTGCCCTGGTCATCCCAGGACATGATGTCTGTCAGCTTGGTGTTGGCCATGGACAGCAGCGCATAAGCCACCGCCTCCTTGTTGGCCAGCAAGGTCGAGCTGCGCTCCAGTCGACGCTGCACCGACCTCACCCCACCCCAGTTGGTCAGGGGCGGCACCACAGGGCTTTGCTTAATCCTGGCCATCAGAACGGTATATCGTCATCGTTGTCAGCAGCAGCAGAC